CTCAATTATGACCTTCGACTGCTGGCCGGTATCGCACCAGCGGACACAATCACAGTGGCCGGCACCAGTTACCCTCTGCCAACTAAGTCGATGACGTTCTCTCGCTCAACAACAGGAACTTACATTGATAAGGCTGGTGTTATGCAGACTGCTGAAATCGACGAACCACGTTTTTTGAAACAAGGGCTGTTGATCGAGGCAGGTGCAACAAACTTATATACCTACTCCGAACAGTGGGGTGCAGGTTCACGAGTTACGACGACAAATAACAGCGGCGACTCCCCCAGGGGAGACAAAACTATGGCGCTGGTGGTAGAAGATACAGCGGCTACTGAGCATTACACTCAGGACCGCAATATCGTTTTAACGGCAGGTACAACATATTGTTATTCTGTTTTTGTTAAAGCTCATACAAGCCCCCGCAATCTATATTTGCGTGTAGCTTCAGGTAGTACAGCTCAAGCATTTTTCGATCCAGTAACTGGAGATTGGGCTGGAAATGGCGGTGGAACAGAATTTGTTAGCCGTGGGATAGAAAACACTGGAAACGGCATATATCGAATCTGGATGACATTTACTGCTGCCCTTAGTCAGAGCACAGTTATTCGTCTCCAATTAGCCAACGGAGTAACAGCTTCTTACACTGGAGATGGTGTTTCAGGAATATATGTTTGGGGTGCGCAATTGGAAGAGTCACCATTTCCAACATCCTATATTAAAACAGCAGCATCTACAGCAACCCGCGCCCCTGATTTATGGGATATGCCGAGCACTAATGCTGGGTATCGAACTCTTGCAGATAAGTTTACTCGTACTGTTGGGTTTGAAATTTCAGTAAAATGGGCTCCTCCTACCAACTATGCGGAAGTCATGCGCAACGGCGGAGTAAATAATGACATTATATGTCGGCTCTTGCCAGCCAACAGGATCGCGTCTTATAGAAGTTCAGGTGGGCTTACGATTGATATGGGTCAAATCCTATCAGGAGTTTATGTCCATAAAACTGTGTCAGACGTGGTTACAGCGTACTGGTCGGGTAATAGTGTCACAAATACAACTATTCCAGTAGGAACGACACAAATACCAACAAGGTTAGGAAATAACGTACCAAATTCAGTTGCTAAGTTTGTATATTACATTCGCAATTTACGTATCTGGCATCGTGATCTTTCTGATATTCAAATTAAAGGGCTCCGCTGATGAAAGATTTATATCTGCGCTTCTCCAGTGAGGAAGAGGCGAGGCAGAAATTAATTGCGTTCGGCTTTCAGACCAATGAAGAGCAGGATGATTTATTTCATCATGATATTAGTCTGGATTTGGTCGGTGTTATTACTACCAGTACCGGCGAAGCAGAGTCCGTTGAATACGTCACCGAACCCGGCTACCACGTCAATCTCCGTGTTATTAACGACGGTCTCGATTTATCCGGATTAAATGGGTTCGCCGTGAACCCTAAAACCCCTGCTCGCGTCTGGGCCTGATTATGGATGACAACGTTACTCTGAGGGTCAATGGCAGGGAGTGGGGCGGCTGGACATCAGTCAGGATCGGCGCGGGCGTTGAACGGCTGGCGAGGGATTTCAGCGTCGAAATTACCCGGCAGTGGCCAGGCGAGAACGGTGACACCCTCTCACTGAAAGTTAAAGGTGGCGACCGGGTCGAGGTTTTGATTGGCACTGATTTGGTGATCACTGGATGGGTCGAGGCTACCCCTGTTCGCTACGACGCACGCTCTGTCAGTGTTGGAATCAGCGGGCGCAGCCTGACTGCAGATCTGATCGACTGCGCCGCAGAACCGACTCAATTCAACGGACAGTCTCTGGTTCAGGTGGCCGCCGCGCTGGCAAAGCCGTTTGGTATTGAAGTCGTTAATTCTGGCGCGCCTGCTGACGTTATCCCGGGCGTACAGCCGGATCACGGCGAAACGGTTATTGAGGTGCTGAATAAGATGCTGGGTCAGCAGCAGGTACTGGCTTACGACGACCCAGTGGGGCGGCTGGTGATTGGTGGCGTTGGGGCGACGCGAGCGCATACCGCGCTCGTTCTCGGCCAGAACATCCTTTCCTGCGATACCGAAAAAAGTATCAGGGATCGATTTTCAACGTATCAGGTATCCGGGCAGCGAGCCGGGAATGATGACGACTTCGGCGCGGCCACAACAACGGCTCTCCGGGCGAAGACCGAAGATGCCGGGATCGGGCGGTACCGCCCAATGGCTCTTCAGCAGACAGGCCAGGCGACGGGTGCCAGCTGTATTGCCCGCGCTGATTTCGAAGTACGCCAGCGCGCCGCCCGCACTGATGAAACAACGTATACCGTGTGGGGATGGCGCCAGGGTGACGGCTCTCTCTGGCAACCTAACCAGCGGGTAATCGTCTTTGACCCCGTCTGTGGGTTTAACAACCGTGAGTTGCTGATTTCCGAGGTGTTGTTCACCAAAGACAGCAACGGCACGATCACCGAGTTGCGCGTCGGGCCGCCTGATGCCTATCTGCCGGAACCTGCTGATCCCAAACAGCGGAAGAAGAAAAAAGCCGTGGAGGCCCCTTTCTGATGCGTAACTTTCAACAACTGCAGCGCCAGCTGCTTAGTCTGATTTGCCGCGCGGTGGTCGGCAGCGTTAAGCCTGGTTCTAAATGCCAGGCGGTGGATGTTGAACTGCTGGCGGGTGAGCAGAAGGGCGGCATTGAGCATCTTGAGCCTTACGGGTTTACCTCGCATGCGAAGCAGGGTGCTGAAGCTCTGGTTCTGTTTCCTGACGCCGATCGCTCACATGCTGTAGCGGTCACCGTGTCCGATCGCCGCTTTCGCATCCGTTCTCTTAAGCCGGGTGAAGTCGCCATTTATGACGATCTGGGACAGTCGGTCACACTGACGCGCGCCGGTATTGTCGTGAACGGCGCCGGAAAGCCCATTACTTTCAGGAACGCGACGAAAGCGCGGTTCGAAATGGACATCGAATCGACAGGCCAGATCAAAGACCATTGCGATACCACGGGACTGACGATGGCGGAAATGCGTATTGCCTACAACGGCCATATACACAAAGAAAACGGTAACAGCACAGACGTGCCGGACAAACAAATGGGGACGTAAATATGGACCTGTGGCTAACCGTAAACGGGGTAAGCGTTTCAGCGAATGCCCCTCTCGATTTACTCACCCGCTCTGTTGTGATTTCTCTTTTCACCTGGCGCCGTGCGCAACCGGATGACAATGCCGATCAGCCTAACGGGTGGTGGGGCGATACCTGGCCTGCAGTGCAGAACGACAGGTACGGTTCGCGCCTCTGGCTGCTTCAGCGTCAGAAGCTGACGAACCAGACAGCCCTGGTCGCCAGGACGTATATCAACGAAGCACTGCAGTGGATGATCGACGACGGCGTTGTTTCCAGAATTGACCTCCTCATTCAGCGCACCGGCATTAACGAACTGGGTAACAGCATTACGCTGTGGCGCTACAACCAGCCCACCACTATTTCTTTTGACGATCTATGGAGTGCGATCACAAATGGCTGACAGCGAATTCCAGCGCCCGACGCTGGCAGAAAATATCAGCATGCTCCGCACCGACCTTTTTTCCCGACTGGACGCGAGCGACACTATCAGGCGTATGGATGAAGACGTGAGGGCGAAAGTGTATGCGGCCGCGCTGCATACCGTGTATGGCTATATCGATTATCTGGCGCTGAACATGCTGCCGGATAAGTGTGATGAAGCCTGGCTGGAAAGACACGCGGCCATGAAGCGCTGCCCACGAAAAAGCCCTACAGCGTCAGCAGGATTTATGCGCTGGGATGGCGTCACAAACGGCATTACGGTTAAGGCCGGCGCGGTTATTCAGCGCGACGACCTGATCCAGTACACCACCACGGCAGACGCGACCAGCGCAGGCGGCGTTCTGCGCGTGCCGATCGTGTGCAGTGTCACCGGCAACGTTGGTGAAATTGATGATGGCGCCGCGCTTTATCTGGTGACGCCTGTTAATGGCCTGCCGTCTTCAGGCGTAGCTGACTCTGTTGCTGGTGGGTTTGATATTGAGGATCTGGAGACCTGGCGCGCCCGGGTGCTGGAGCGTTACTACTGGACGCCTTTGGGGGGTGGGGACGGCGATTATATTGTCTGGGCCAAAGAAGTGCCGGGCATCACCCGGGCGTGGACCTACAGGCACTGGATGGGGGCTGGTACGGTGGGCGTGATGGTGGCCAGCGATGATCCTGTCAACCCCATTCCGGACGCAGCAACTGTTGCAGCGGTAAAAGCACACATTGCCCCTCTTGCGCCTGTTGCCGGTGCTGATCTCTATCCGTTTGCACCCGTCGCCCGTAAAGTCGATTTCAGGATACGCCTGACACCTGACACGCCAGAAGTTCGCTCGGCGGTAACGGCAGAGTTGCGCTCGTTTCTGCTGAGGGACGGCTACCCTGAAGGGGTGCTCGAACTCTCCAGGGTAAACGAGGCTATTTCTATTGCAGCAGGCGAGCACAGCCATGTTCTGGTGGCTCCGACAGCCAGTATCTCGATCGCGAAAAACGAACTGGCCATACTGGGGGCGCTCGCATGGACGTGACCGATGACGACTACATCCATTTGATGTCAGCCCTGCTGCCGCCTGGTCCTGCATGGTCAATTGACGATCCGGCAATTATCGGTGCAGCTCCCTCGCTGCGGCGGGCTCACCAGCGCGCCGATGAGTTGATGCTGGAATTAGATCCGCGCACTACCACCGAGCTGATTAACCGTTGGGAAAACTGCTGCGGCCTGCCTGATGAATGTATCCCTACGGGTACGCAAACGCTGCTGCAGCGACAGAACAGGCTGGATGCTAAGGTCAATTTAATCGGAGGCATCAACGAGACGTTTTACCTCAAACAGCTGGCTGCCTTAGGTAAGCCAGGGGCGACGATCACCCGATACAACAAAGGTCCGTTTAAATGTACCTCCGCATGCACTGAGGCCGTTTATTCCACCGAATGGCGTTACTACTGGCAGGTAAATATGCCGGCCGCCACAGATGCCACCTGGATGACATGCACAGACGACTGCGACACCCCGGTTCGTTACTGGGGCGATACGGTCGCTGAATGCGTGATCAGCAAACTCTGTCCATCTCATACTTACGTACTTTTCAAATATCCGTAACCGGAGAAACTATGCATCGCATTGACACACCTACTGCGCAAAAAGATAAATTCGGCGCGGGCAAGAACGGCTTTACCCGAGGTAACCCGCAGACAGGGACGCCAGCTACCGACCTTGATGATGATTATTTTGACATGCTACAGGAAGAGCTGGTTGGGATCGTAGAAGGGGCTGGTATAGCGCTCGATAAAACCAGGCGAAACCAGTTGAGAACAGCGTTGCCAGTTTTCCTGGGAATTAAAACTGCGGCATTACGTGATGTGGGTGTGGGGGCTAATCAGATCCCGGACATAAATTTTTTTTCCCGGTCTAACGGTGCGGCTTCTTTTCCTGGCGGCCTGCAATTACGAATGGGAACAATTGCCGGTGACGGGACAAAAACATTTTCCACCCCTTTCCCTAATGCCTGCCTGGGTATTGTATTCGGTGTTGAGTACGTGAACACAGGTAACGCCTGGACACTGACTGGGGGTTATCGCCAGGGGTCAATTTCTGCTACTGGTTTCAGCTTCCATGCGATGTCTTCGCGTGGGGGCGGTACTGCAAACGAGCAGGCTGGAGAGAATTTTAGTTATATCGCGTGGGGTTACTAATGAAAGAGTATATTTATTCTGCAAGTAATAACTCATTCTTTAAAATATCAGAGCTTTATCTGTATAAAGGATGGAACCTGGATGACGCTGTTGAGGTGGAAGAGTCGATTTTTGTTGAATTCACACAAGACCGGTCAGCAGCTGGGCTTGTGAGGGTTGCAGGCAATGACGGCCTGCCGGCATGGGGTGAGATACCACCCCGCACATCGGAAGAACTTGAAGCCGATGCGCTCTCGCGAAAAGCTGCGCTTATCGCACAGACGACGCAAATTATCGATCCGCTCAAGGATGCCCTGGACGGCGGTTATATTGACGATGAAGATAAACCAAAACTCGTTGCCTGGCAGAAATATCGCTATGCCTTAACGAAGGTCGATGCGGCCAATCCAGTCTGGCCGGAAGCGCCGTCGCTATAGCGTCCCATCAAAAGCAGTTGTAGTTCCGTTCCGGTCATGAAATACCATGCTGCTCTCAAGCCAGCCTGTTTTAATCACTCAGTGCTGTACATTGATAGGCGTCGCCGCATTGATCTGCCCTCCTTTTAAAAATACTGTATATAAAAACAGTAAAATGGAGTGCAGATCATGCCCCGCAACTGCGATAGAGGTTAGGCCGGATTGTGTATCCAACTCCATCTCTGCGGTAGGTGTAGGAGATGCGGTCAAAGCTATCGGTACAAATAGTCTGAGCTATCCGACTAACGTTATTTTATCGTGTTACAACACTACCGGCGCAGTAACGTGCTTCAGTACAGATACCAGCTATGCGTGGGTCACTCATGCTAAGTCACTATCCCGTGGAACGGATGATGCTACATTTTCTCCTCCCGCTTCACTGGCATCTAAAGTTAATGGACAACTAATAGGTGTTGGAGCAGCAGATAGCGGGTCAGCACGTACATGGACCCAGCGCCTCCTGCTCGAAGGAGGGAGATCGTAATTGTGGAGAAGGGCCCCGTCGCGACGGGGGCTTCTCACTGACTTATAACGTAATTATTTCATGCAGTCTTTTTTACTAAAGTCTACAACTAAATTTATACCTTCATGATAAAGGTTATAATCTTGAGCTCTACTTATCTGCTTGTAATTGCAAAAATCCCTGGTTGAGGTATTTACTATATCACTGTTATACCCAGGATCTCGCTGTTTAAGTCCGTTCATTGACATATAATTATACGCCCACATCCAGTTACCAAAATAACTTACAACTAATGTATCTAGCAGCGGGAAGTTTTTTTGGGAGTTTAAAAGAAGACTAGATCTTGGTGGTGCACCATTGAAAATTATATATTTTGTGTTGTAGTCGATTTCCTTTGTGTCACCTTTTATTGAGTCAATAACTTGCTTGTCAACAGAAGCCTGATGCTTACTGGCATTCGCGTACGCGCATGTAAAAACAATCATGTACAAGTATAAAGGAAGAACAAATAAAGATGGCACTTTGCTTTCTTTGCATGCCAGCGTGGCAAGGAATAAAACAAAAAGTACATAAGCTCCAAAGCCTATGTAAAGTCTTGAGAATCTTACCATTGGGTTGTCAAGCACCAAAAGCGATCCTATCGCGGCAATCGGAGTAATCAATATTATAACGAAAGAAGCAGCAAATATTAGCCACGCAAACTTTACTTGATTTACTTTTAAATAACGATAAGAAATAATCAAGGCAGAAATAAGTGATATGATAATAAGAGTTGGCAAAATATAACTACCCATTCCATAAGGTAGTATCACCTCTTGCACGTAAGAGTAGTAAGCATTAAGGTTATCGATTACTGTGGTAATCAGATTATCTGATACTCTCGGATGGTTGTCGCTATGCTCTGACATTAATGTTAAAGGCAATATTACCTTCATGTAAAATGCCAGCCCTGCCAGCGTACTTGCAACCCGCAAAGCTGACATCTTAATTATTTCAAATGGATTTTTTAATTTGTAAACATCAAAGAAGAATAAAAGCGAGATAAATATAAGCACTATGTTGACTGATGCCTGATATAAGCACATCACGCCAACCACTAAAGACGCTTTAATTAATGCATTGGTGTAATTATTTCTTGATAAATTAAATAAAAAAACAAAAGAAAGCACTGCCGAAAAAAGTATCGTCAAACTATCAAATCTGTAACTGAGAATTTCAACGATAAACGGGTTTATCAAAAATGATAAAGGGATTAAAAACAGTCCTTTTTTGTTGTTGAAGAACTCTTTGCCAAATCTGTAAAACGCCCATGACAGCATGACGCAGGCAGCAAGAAGAGGTGCCGGGGCTATGTCTGTCATGGTTCCGCTAAACATAATAACAGACATCAATAGATCAGAAAGGGGGCGGCCATCTTCCCACCAGAATCTGTATCCTAGTGTTGACCGGCCAATGTCATCTATGTAATAAATGTTCGCTAAAATTATTGGGGCCACCAATAAAAAAATAATGATGAAATATTCCTTTATCTGCTTCAT